TTTGTTTTTGACTCTTAAACTAGCTGAAAACGTATCTCTTAAAATAGGTGATGCACTTAGATTTCCATTAACAAGAGCATCGTTACAAAACGCAGTATCTAATTACAATATAAAATCACTAGATGAAATTGTAGATTTAAATTTACACGATTTTGGTATTTTCTTAGAATTAGAGCCTGATGAAGAAGAAAAAGCTCAGTTAGAGCAAAACATACAAGTTGCACTACAGTCTGGAGGTATTGATCTTGAAGATGCTATTGATATACGTCAAATTAAAAACCTTAAACTAGCTAATCAAATGTTAAAGATTAAGCGTAAGGTTAAAATGGAAAGAGATCAAAAAGCTCAGCAAGCTAATATTGCAGCTCAAGCAGATGCTCAAGCTCAAACAGCTGAAAGAACAGCAATGGCAGAAGTTCAAAAACAAGAGGCTATATCTGGTTCTAAAGTTCAATTAGAACAAGCTAAAACAGCTATGGATATTAAAAAGATGGAGCAAGCTTCGTTTATAAAGCAGCAAGAAATGGAAAGACAATTCCAATACGATATGCAGCTTAAGCAAATGGACATGCAAATTCAAAGAGGCAAAGAACAATTTATAGAAGATCGTAAAGATAAAAGAACAAAAATACAAGCAACACAACAAAGCGAAATGATAAGCCAGAGAAAAAATGATGGTTTACCAATAGACTTTGAAAACGAACCAGATCAAGGTTTAGGAGCATTTATGTAATGCTATAACATTTTTTTAAATTATATTATATTATGTCAGAAGTAAAACAAGAAGGTGAATTTACTTTAAAAAGTAAAAAGAAAACTACACCTAAAAAGCTAGTTAAAGAAAACGAAGTTGTAAAAGTAGATCTTAAGCAACCAGTAGAACAAAACAAGGTAGAACAAGACGTAACAAAAGTTGTTATACCTAAAGAAGAAACAAAACAAGAAGATGCCGTTCAAGCACAAGAGACAGATGATAGCAATGTTATTATCGAAGAATCCAAAGACAGTAGCGACAGCGAAAAAGTGGTTGAAGAAGTACGGGCCACCAAAGAAACAGTAGAATCTCCAATACAAATTATTGAAGAAAAGCAAGAGGTAGAGCAGGTAGAGCAAGAGCTTAAAGAAGCTATAAGAGATGAAAAAGTCTTAGGTAAACAACTACCTGAAAATATTGAAAAACTAGTTTCTTTTATGGAAGAGACAGGTGGTAGTGTAGAAGATTATGTTAGATTAAACGCTGATTACTCTAATGTAGATGATACCACTTTGTTAAGAGAATATTATAAAAAAGAAAAACCATATCTCGATAATTCGGACGTTGAATTGTTACTAGAAGAGTTTCAATATGACGAAGACTTAGACGAAGATAGAGATATACGCAAGAAAAAACTTGCATTTAAAGAAGAAGTTGCAAAAGCTAAACGCTTTTTAAATGAGACTAAGGAAAAATATTACGCTGATATCAAGTTGAAATCAAGCGTTAATCCTGAGGCTCAAAAAGCTTTAGACTTTTTCAATAGATATAATAAGCAGCAAGAAGCTAGCAAACAACAGCACGAAGAGTTTAAAAACAACACTAAAAAGCTTTTCACTGAAAATTTCGAAGGTTTCGATATTAATGTAGGTGACAAGAAATATAGGTATAAAATTCAAAACGCTGACGCTGTTGCTGAAAAACAGTCTAATATTAACAACCTAATCGGGAAGTTCCTAGATTCAAATGGTACTGTTAGTGATTATTCTGGTTATCACAAAGCGATGTATGCTGCAGAAAATGTAGATCGCATAGCTGCACATTTTTACGAGCAAGGTAAAGCTGACGCTGTTAAAAGCGTTGTTGACAGTTCTAAAAATTTAACTGATTCAAAGGCTAGACCAGCAAGTAGTGGAGATGTGTTTATCAATGGACTTAAAGTTAAGGCTATTAGCGGTGCAGATTCTACGAAACTAAGAATTAAAAAATTTAAAAATTAAAAATTAAAAAATTATGGCAATTACTTATAGCCCAACTCCATTTTTTGGAGGAATTACTCCTAGCCAAAAACAACAAGCTACAGGAGACAATTACATGAGTTTTACAGATGGAACTCGTGATTTTGCTCAGCAGTATTTACCAGAGATCTACGAAGCTGAGGTAGAGCGTTACGGAAACCGTACGTTGTCTGGATTTTTAAGAATGGTAGGAGCTGAAATGCCTATGACTTCAGATCAAGTTGTATGGTCAGAGCAAAACCGTTTACATATTTCTTACGATAGCGTTTCAGTTACTGGAGCAAACGAACTTACTATTCCAGTTAATGGAGGTACAATTCAAAATGTTGTTAGTCCAAACGATACTTTGGTTGCTATCAATCCTAGCACTGGAGAAGAGTTGAAATTATTTGTTTCAACATCAGTTATTGCAACAGGTGTTTTAACTGTATTTCCTTATACTCAAGATGATTTAACTAGTGATATTGACTGGACAGGCGTTACAAATTTGAAAATATTTGTGTATGGTTCTGAATATGCTAAAGGAAGTCAAACTCCAAATGCTGTTTCTGTAGAACCTCAATTTACTCAATATGATAATAAGCCTATTATTATTAGAAACAAATACTCTGTAGATGGATCTGATATGGCTCAAATTGGATGGGTTGAAGTTGCTACTGAAGATGGAACTTCTGGATACCTTTGGTATTTAAAAGCAGAATCTGAAACTCGTTTACGTTTTGAGGATTATTTAGAAATGGCTGTTGTAGAAGGTGAATTGTACAATGCAACTGGAGCTCCTGCTTCTGTTGAAGGTACTCAAGGTCTTTTTGCTGCTATCAAAGAAAGAGGTAATGAAGTTTTAGGATTTTCTGGAAATACATCATTAGATTCTTTAGCTGCTTTCGATAATATCCTTAAAAACTTAGATACTCAAGGAGCTATTGAAGAAAACATGCTTTTCTTAGGTAGACAAACTTCTTTAGATTTTGATGACATGCTTGCTGGATTAAACGGAGGAAACTCTGGTGCTGGTTCTGCATACGGTTTATTTGAAAACTCTGAAGAAATGGCTTTAAATCTTGGATTTAGCGGTTTCCGTAGAGGATCTTATGATTTTTATAAAACTGATTGGAAATACTTGAACGATGCTTCTACTCGAGGTGGTTTAGATACTCCTGGTATTGAAGGTGTTCTTGTTCCAGCTGGTACATCAACTGTTTACGATCAAATTTTAGGAACTAATATTCGTCGTCCTTTCTTACATACTCGATACAGAGCTTCTCAAGCTGATGATCGTAGAATGAAAAACTGGGTGACTGGTTCTGCTGGAGGTGCTTACACTTCTGATCTTGACGCAATGGAAGTACACTTCCTTTCTGAAAGATGTTTGGTTGTGCAAGGAGCAAACAATTTTGTATTGTTTACTGCTGCTGCTTAATAACACTGTAAGGTTTACCCCTGATGAAACTTCAGGGGTAATTCTTACTTCTATTAACTATTTAATTATATTATATTATGGCTAAAAAAGCTAAAGCAGAAGAAACTATTGAGGTTGCACCTCAGCCAACTGTTGTAGAAAATGCACCAGTTCAAGTAAAAAAACCACAAAAACCTGAATGGGAAATAAAAGATAGAGTTTATTTTTTAAAAGGTCATAAGCCTTTGAGTTTAACAATCCCATCAAAACACACTAGAAGATTTCCTTTATTATGGTTTGACCAAGAAAAAGGAGAGCAATTAGAAATAAGATATGCTACTAATCAAAACTCACCATTAGTTAAAGATCAAAAAGGAGAAGTTACATTAGGGCATATAATGTTTAAAGACGGAGTGCTAAGTGTTCCAAAAGAAAAAGTTGCATTACAAAAACTTTTATCTATTTATCACCCTCTTTTAAACATAAAGTATTATGAATATAATCCAGTTCAAAATGCTAATAATGATTTAGAAAATATAGAAACTGAAATTGATGCTCTAAATTTAGCAAGAGAAATAGATATTGATATGGCTGAAGCTATATTGAGAGTCGAAATAGGTTCTAAAGTTTCTAAAATGAGTTCTAGAGAAATAAAAAGAGATTTAATGCTTTTTGCTAAAAGAAATCCTATTTTATTTTTACAGTTAGCTAATGACGAAAACGTTCATTTAAGAAACGTGGCTATTATTGCTACAGAAACTGGTATTATCAAACTATCTCAAGACCAAAGAACATTTACATGGGCTTCAAACGGTAGAAAATTAATGAATGTTCCATTTGACGAAAATCCATATTCAGCAATGGCAGCTTATTTTAAAACTGACGAAGGCACAGAAGTTTATAAGTCTATAGAGAAAAGATTAAAATAACATGTGATACTAATATGATGGAGACCGCGCAAGCGGTCTTCCATTGTATTATAATAAAAATATAAAAATGGCAGTAAGTGTAAACACAGTATATCAAACAGTCTTGTATATATTAAACAAAGAGCAAAGAGGTTATATAACTCCAGCTGAGTTTAATAGTATAGCTGAGCAGGTTCAAGACGAGATATTTCAGTCTTACTTTCCAGACGGTAATCAACAAAACAGAAAAAATCAAACAAACTCACAAAACGACACTGAGTTTTTTGATATTTTTAAAGACATATCTTATAAACTATATCCATTTGAAGAAGAAGTTTCTTTTACTTATAACCAAACAAATGATGGATGGGTTTATAATGGATCAAAAACTTTATATAAAATAGGTGAAATATCTGCCACATACAGTAGTGGAAATCCTACGACAACCTCAAGCGTTCAACTTTCTAGTAGAAAAGATTATTTAAAAATAAGCAAATCTAAATTAACTGCGCCTACTAAAAGTTACCCTTTGTGTTTAACAACAACAACATCTACACCTATATTTCCAAGCACAGTAAATCAGATGTTGATAAAGGTTAATCCTATTCCAAACACATTAAATGTTAATTGTTTATTTAAACCAACTTCACCTAGTTGGGGTTTTACTATTGGTCCTCTTGGTCAATATTTGTTTAGTCCTTCTGGTACATCGGGATCTTCAACAGTTAATTTTCAACTTGATATTTCAGAAAAAAATAATATAATAATAAATATATTAAAATACTGTGGCATTATAGTTAAAGATCCAACAATAATACAAGCTGCTGAGCAAGAAGCTCAAAAAATTGAAATAAACGAAAAATCTTAATTAAATGAGTTTAGTTACAGAAACAAACCAACAATATTATCAAGGCGCTCAAGGCTTTAGGGGGAACTCTGATGGAGATGCTGGTCAAGTGTTTACTACTACATTTAATACAGATTTAGTTTTAGGCAGCTATGATCCAAATGAAATAGATTACACTTTAAATAATTTTAAGATATACACAAGCACTACGGGCTTACCTGGTTCTTGGAGCGAATACACTAGCGCTTATACATTGAGCAATAATGCTATAACAATAACA